ATACAGGCATGGCTTGGTACCTTATTAAAAATTTTTGGTATCGTAACAAAGAAGAATATTGGGACAATATGGATTATTCTAATTATTGGAAATAAATTAAGGAATTTAATGATTAAGAAAATAAAACAAGATGTAACTTCAGAAAGAAGTTATTTTAAACCCTTCAATTATGCTTGGGCATATGATGCATGGTTGAAACATGAACAATCTCATTGGTTGCATACAGAAGTTCCAATGATGGAAGATGTTAAAGATTGGAAAAAGAAACTAACACCAGAAGAAAAGAAATTTCTAACACACATATTTCGCTTCTTTACTCAGGGTGATATTGACGTTGCTGGTGGCTATGTGAATAACTATTTACCATATTTTCCTCAACCCGAAATGCGAATGATGCTATTAGGCTTCGCTGCTCGTGAAGCCTTGCATATTGCAGCTTATTCACACTTGATTGAAACTCTTGGTTTACCAGAAACAACATATAATGATTTCTTTGAGTATGCTGAAATGAAAGAGAAACACGACTATGTGTTAGACATTTCAAAACAAAATACAACAAAAGAAAATACTGCAACACATATTGCCGTGTTCAGTGCATTCACTGAAGGTATGCAGTTATTTTCTTCATTCATTATGTTATTGAACTTTCCTCGTCACGGTAAGATGAAAGGTATGGGGCAGATCGTTACATGGTCTATTGTTGACGAAACACAACATGCTGAGAACATGATTAAGTTGTTCAGAACATATATTGGTGAGAATCCAGAAATTTGGAATGATGAACTAAAGTCTCGCATATATACAATTGCTGAAAATATGGTTGAACTTGAAGATAAGTTTATTGATCTTGCATTTGCTATGGGTGATATGGAAGGACTTAATGCGGCCGATGTTAAAAAATACATTCGTTACATTGCAGACCGTAGATTAATTTCATTGAGTCTCAGGGGCATTTTTAAAGTTAAAAAGAATCCTTTGCCTTGGGTCGAAGAAATGATTAATGCTCCCACCCATACAAACTTTTTTGAAAACCGTGCAACGGATTATGCAAAAGGTGCTCTGTCAGGAGATTGGTCTGATGTTTGGGCCAATTAAAGTTTAAAAAACAAAAGAAAGAAGAATAAGAATGACAAATAAAGTTATCAGCGGCGAATGTTTGGAATGTGAATCAACTTATTCTGTAGAATTTGTTGAACAATTAGTATCTCAATCATTGCCTGAGTTTTGCCCATTTTGTGGTGATCCCATCGAAGATTTATCCGAAGAATATATAGAGGATGAAGACTTAGATGAAGATGACCTCAAATGGGAATAAACTGGCAATATAACGATTTAGATTTTACAGAAGATTTAATTGGTGATAGTTATGGGTTCGTTTACCTTATAACTAACCTAGAGAACAACAGAAAATACATTGGTAAGAAGTTATTCTGGTTCTCTAGGACCAAGCAAGTCAAAGGAAAGAAAAAAAAGATAAAGGTCCCTTCGGACTGGCAAACTTACTATGGAAGTAGTGACGAATTGCAAAAAGATGTTATACTGTATGGAACGGACAAGTTTCGCAGAGAAATACTACATCTATGCAAATCCAAAGGAGTGTGTAGTTACCTTGAAGCGAAGGAACAGTTCGCAAATAATGTAATGGAAAGTGATGACTATTATAATAGCTGGATTATGGTTAGAGTAAGAAAATCACATATTAAAGACTACAATGCTAGACTCACTGAAACAATTTAAAGACCGAGATTACGATTCTATTCTTTTTATGCCAACGGAAGAATTGAATCAAGTACACTTTCAGGTAAGTAATTATATAGAACCTGGAACCAAGCTAGGCGGATCAACAATAGGTGATTGTTATCATATTATACTTTTTAAAGAAAATGATGAAGGTTTAGTAGTTAAATTGGATATGTTTGAAGCCATTCTTATGGCCCCCCTAGAATATATTTCACAGTTATTGCCGGATGAATGGTTTGGTGTAATTTGCAAAAAAACAACAACGTCCGAGAAATATGTTCTTGAAACATTTGACAACTTGAAAGAAGTGTGCTAAGATAGCACTTTTAAATAATTGGATTCATGATGATTCTTGTTGACCTGAATCAAGTTCTTCTTGCAGGACTGATGGCTCAAATTTCCAACCAAAAAACGGCAAAGTTAGATGAACATTTGATTCGTCATATGGTTCTAAACATTCTCCGAACTCACCTAAAGACGTTCCGTAATGAATATGGCGAAGTAGTACTCTGTTGTGATAACCGCAAATATTGGCGCAAGGAGTTCTTTCCATACTACAAGGCAGGCCGAAAAAAGACTCGTGAAAAGTCTGCACTTGATTGGCACTTAATCTTTGACATGTTGGCCAAATTTAAACAAGAACTCAAAGAAAACTTTCCATATAAAGTCATCGATGTTGAAGGTGCAGAAGCGGATGACATTATTGGAACACTTGTTCCTCGTTATGCACCACATGAAAAGATTTTGATTCTTTCCAGCGATGGAGACTTTTTGCAATTACAACAATATGGCAAGAATGTTAAACAATACAATCCAGCATTGAAGAAATATCTAAAATCTGAAAGTCCATTGATTGATTTGAAAGAGAAAATCATTCGAGGTGACAAAGGCGATGGTATTCCAAATATGTTTTCACCAGCCGATTGTTTTGTGCGTGACCAACGACAAAAACCTATTACCAAAGCAATTATGGAGAAATACTTGTGGCAAGATGTTTCTGAATATAGTGAAACTGATGCCGGTAACTTCTACAGAAATGCAACATTGATTGACCTCAAGAAAGTACCAATTGAAATCCGTGAGAAAATTATAAATACTTACGATGAAACTAAACCTGCTACGAAGCAGAAGATGCTGAACTATTTTATTCAGTATAAACTTAAAAATCTAATGGATGTGATTGAGGAATTTTGATGAAAAATATATTTGAAGTTTTTGACGAATTTGAATTGGCCAAAAATAAAAAAGCACGTATGGATGTAATTGGCCAAAACCTTTCAAAGGCATTGACTGAAGTACTACAGTTAGCCTTTCATCCACGTTATGAGTGGTACATGAAAGAAGTCCCACAAGGTTATGTTATTAAAAATGTTCCAGCCGGTATGGGTTATGCTCAATTATCCACAGAACTACGTAAAATGTACATGTTTCAAAAAGGAAACGAAACTGCTGATAAGTTGACGGATAAAAAACGTGAACAACTTTTAGTAGAGTATCTCCAAAACCTGGAACCCAGAGAAGCCGAAGTGGTTATGGGTATTTTCAATAAAGACTTGGGTGTTAAAGGTTTGGACTATAAATTCGTTAAAGAAGCATTCCCCAACCTCATACCTTAATAGGAGTTAGTAAGTGTCAAAATTTGTAGCTAAGTTTCGCCCGGAAAAAGACTACAACGAAGATTATGCATTCAAGCCGAATCCATATGAACGTAAGAAGCGAGATAAACAAAAAGATGAAAGTCGCCAATCGAAATATTATGATCCATATGATTCAGATTGGAGAGCAGAAGGACGAAAACGCAAATAGTGTTGTTTTTTAACAACACACAGCTTGACATAATATGAAAACTGTGTATAATACAAATCTTGTATGGAGTTTTTATGTTTTTTCACGGCAAAGTACCAAAATCAAAGCAACGTAAAGTTCCTAAGGTTAAACAGGAACAATATGATGAATGGCTCAAATCAATTGAAGCTATGAAACCAAAATCCTTACGGCCAATGGTTGTGGCAAAAAGTCCTGTTGTTACTGGTGTTCTTGTTCGTGAAACTCAAAAGATAAAATCTCTAGACACAGGTCTTTTGCCTGCCACCAAACCGGCACCAAAAGTTTACACAGGTTCAGCAATGAAAGGTATCGCTACTATGCATAAATCAAATGCAGTGCCGGTATTTTCTGATGAACAAGCAAAAGATATTTCAAGCATGAGGCGTTAAATGAAATCCAATAAATTTATCATTAAACTGGAACGTCCGCACTGTCGGACACCAATCAAACCTGTGCAGGTACACAAACCTGTCGTAATTAATGGTCGTAAAGAGAAGCACAAACAAGATTTGTCGTCTCTTCACTATGTAAGTGAGTAATATGTCGCAAAATACTGATACAACGGATACAAAACCAGTCTATGAGTTCCATGAACTTGACCAGGCAACACGGCGTTGGGCTGTAACAACACAATTTGAACAGGATCAAGAAAATTATGACCGACTCAAGCAACAATACGACAAAATTTAGTTGGACAACGACAATTGAAGATGCCGAGGACGGCACCGGCGATGGAATTTTAACTTTTCCTCCAGAACTTTGTGAAATGCAAGGTTGGAAAGAAGGAACTCTACTTTATTTGAGTGTTAAGAACGGTGGACTAATAATTTCTGATAAACCGTCTAAACCGTTGTAAAAAAGATACAAATTACTTGACAATATTAAGAATATGTGTATAATTACATATAATCTTAAGGACATACTATGAGTTTAGTTCAAACCAAATCACTTCTTGCCAAATTGATGGCAACCGAGAACCTCCACATCGAACAACGCAATGTATCCACTGCATCTTTTGATGTTTTGAATCGGGTACTCACTGTTCCTATCTTGGGTGACACAGTTACCAGTGACCAATACGACCTTTTCATGGGTCACGAAGTTGGACATGCACTTTACACACCACTTGATGGTATGACCAAGGCGAATGCTTTGAAATTATCTATGTCCTTAATGAATGTGCTTGAAGATTCTCGTATTGAACGCAAAGTTAAGTTAAAATATCCAGGAATTCGTCAATGTTTCATTCGTGCATACAAAGAATTGATTGAAAATGACTTTTTTGGCACTACCGGAAAAGATTTGAATGCACTGAACTTCATTGATCGTGTTAATTTGTATTGCAAAGCAGGTATTGAAACTGGAATTGTGTTTTCTGACGAAGAAAAAGTGCTCTTGAATGAAATTGAATCTACACTTACATATGATGACGTGATTGAAGTGTGTAAAAAAGTGTCGGAGTACATGAAAACTCAAGATCAACCTGAGCCAGAACCCAAAACTTCAGATTCTAGCAATGATGATGGAGATTATGATGGTCCAACTGAAGAAATTCCTGTATCTAAGTCTGATGAAACTAAAGAATCTAAAGATAAAAGTAAAGAAACTCTAGGAAATTCTGATGAAGGTCCTAAAGGAGATAAGGCTGATAGTTCCGGCAAAGGCAAACCTGACGAAAAATCTAAGAAAACTGAAAAAGCTGGTGATAACACAGGTGCAGGCCAAGGCGCTGGTGATTTAGACAAGCCAATTAAAGAACCTGTCTCACACACTGATGAAGCCTGGCGTAAAAATGAAGACCGTTTGTATTCTAAGTCTAATCGTAAATACTCTTATGGTAACGTTCCTGATTATAAATTGTCTGATATTGTAATTGAGTACAAAGACCTTTGGGCAAGATACAAAAGTGATGTTAAAGACCGTCAATTATATTCAGGTACACCAAATGACGGTACTGACGTAATCGCCTTCAATAAGTTCCGTGAAGATTCTAAGAAGGTTGTATCATATCTTGTCAAAGAATTTGAAATGAAAAAGAATGCACAACAAATGAAACGAACCTCGGTTGCAAAAACCGGTGAGTTGAATATGTCTAAGATTTTTTCATATCAATTCAGTGAAGACATTTTCAAACGCATGTCTGTTGTGCCTGATGGTAAATCACATGGTTTGGTTATGTTTATCGATTGGTCTGGATCAATGCATGGCAATATAGATAACACGATTCGTCAGCTATTGAACTTGGTCATGTTTTGTAAGAAGGTTAATATTCCATTCGAAGTATATGCATTTACACAAGCAATTGGAGATCATCCTTATCAACTATGTGTGCCTGGTGATATCCATCTAAGTGGTTTCCATTTGATGAATTTATTGTCTAGCCAAATGAATGCTGTTGATTTTAAATATGCTGCATCTGCTTTGCTGGCATTTTCCAATCGTTACAATAATAGACCTTCTTGGTTTGGCCTTTCTGGCACTCCATTGAATGAAGCTATTGTTGCGGCCATGAAGATTGTTCCTAAGTTTCAAAAAGAACGTAAATTACAAATTGTAAATACCGTTTTCTTGACGGATGGCGATGGTTCAAAACCAAGTGGCATCTATACAAGTTCAGGTGGTTATCAATCTTTCCGCGGTGATGCTACTTTGGTGATCCGAGATCCTGTTACTAAACATGAAGTGAAGGTTGAAGATTTTTCTTCCAGAACAATGACATCCGCTTTTATTAAGTTAATGAAAGTCCGCACTAAATCTAATGTTATTGGTTTCTACATTATGAATGGCCGTGATTTTGGCCACAATGTATATTCTTTTTTTCCTGAAGCTGTTGGTAAACAATTAATGATTGAAGAATTGAAAAAGGAATTTAAAGATACCAAATATAAAATTGTGACCTCAGAAGGTTATGATGAATATTATTTGCTTCGTGCCGAAGGCCTAGATACAGAAGAAGATGCTGAATTTGAAGTTAAAGAAAATGCAACGACTCGCGGTTTTGTGTCTGCATTCTCCAAGTTTAATAATAACCGTAAAGCCAATCGAGTGGTATTAAACCGTTTCATTGGCATGATTACATAAGGAGTTTCTATGAGTGGTATTATAATGTCATATCAATTGAATGGCAAACGCACTGATGTATTACAGGAACACAATGGAATGTACCGTGTTGAGTTTTAT